CGCGAGGCTTCACGCACCCGGCGACGCCGCCAACCTTTACGTTGCTAAATAGGCTTGGTTTCTTAAGCCACGTAAAAATCCCCGTTTCAGGGTTGTAGTGGAGAATGTCGTGAAGCCGTTCCGTTGTCAAAGCCATTTCCTAGCGCCTCACAGGAAACCGGCCAGCAAGTTCATGCCGCCGCCGAGAATATTTCCAAACAAAGCTTGATTCGCGAGGTCTTTGCTCGCGTTTGCATTGCCAATGCTCGTATTCGCGCCGTATTGCATGTTCCCGAGCACGTTCTGATTGGCGTTCGTCTGGTTTCCGAGCCCGGTATTTACGCCCGCGATTCCGCTCGCGGCTTGGCTCTGCGCCCCAAGATACGGCTCAAGCGCGCTCACATAATTGTTGTACGACCCTTGCGAGATGTTCTGATTCTGGTTCGAGAGCGCGCTCAACTGGCTTCCGCTGTTCAACGTGCCGTTGGCCGCCGCCGCCGCGTTCACGGCATTGTCGCCCGATCGAAGCGCGAACTGATATCCGGGCGAGGTCTGCAACGCGGCGTTCGCCGACTGGTTGCCGGACGCGCCGTTCAACCCCAGCACATTCCCGAGCGCCGCCGTCCCCTGCTGCGCACCGGCGTAATTCTGCATAAACGGCTGTAGAGCCGCCCCATAGTTGGTGTTGAGCGCCTGCGTTCCCTGATTTATGCTCCCGGTCGCTTGGCTCAAGCCTTGCTGAATGCCTGAGATTTGGTCGCTTGCCGCGTCGTTCGCGCCGTTTAAAAGAACGCTCATGGGAAGCCTCTATTTCTGCCGAATGGCGAGCGACCCGCCGTTGATGTAAGCCCCGCCGACCTGGACGCCCGCTTTCGCCGCGGACGCGTCATCTGTAGCGCTCGGCAAGATGTTTGAGAAATTGCCAGACGCAAGGGCCGTCATGAACTGAGCAAATGCAGGCGTAGGCCGACCTGAGGCGTCAACCCACGGAACCCCCGGCGAAGGCATGGTCGTATTTACGACCGCGTTTTGTCCTGAGATTCCGGGGCTTGCCACATCACGCTCCTACATATCTCGGGTCGCTCGATTGCGTCGCGCCCATGAATGAGACGTAAACCGGGTCCGTGATGTCGATCCGCCAGCGGTCGCCAAGCGCACTCGCAACGCCCATCCCCATAACATAAGAACGCGTCCGGCGCGTCTTCTGTTGCTGGCCAAGCGCCCGCACAAGCGGATTCGACCACGTTACCCCGCCGTCCTTCGAGATCGAGATTGCGACTTGAGGGTTCGTCACGTTGTTCGCTACCGTGAGATCGACGGCCGTCCCGCCAGAAGTGTACGCGTTCGAGAACGATGAGCCAAGCAAAGACAGATGGGTCGCATCGATAACCGTCACGATCCAGTTGCCGTTGGCCTCAACCGTCCCGACGATCCCGGACACGGCGCACACGTCGTTGCTGCTGACCTGGGCCGTCGTGTTGACGGCCAAGACAACAGCGCCGCCCGCCCCCGCCGCTGCGCCCGCAACCGTCATGGTCAGATTGCCGACCGCCTGCCCGACGCCAAAGACGAAATTGAAATCCGCACGAGAAACGCGAAGCTGTTCGGGGAAAGCCGAGACCGGCCCACTTTCCATCCGCCAAAGCTGAGTTGCGCCGTTCTCGCTCGGATTCGTGTCGTCGAGATAAAGCAAGTTTCCGGTCTGCTCATCGCCGGCCAGCCATTTCCCGAAAGCCGGATGGCCGCCCGTCGCGCGCCATCGTCCGAATTGCCCGGCGTTGAGCGATACGCGCTCGCTCCATTTCTTCGTCGAGAGGTTGAGCTCCCACGTCCAATCAGGCGAGGAAATCGACCAAAATTTCTTGCCCTGCGAGGCGTAGCAACTCGCCTCTAGCGTTTTGCCTGCGCGAATCGCCGCCTCGATAAGCCGGTCGAGATCGGGCGGAGATACCTTTGTGGGAAGGCTCAACGTGCTCGGCGGCAGGTAATAGACGCCGTTGTCCTGGGCAACCCAAAGCAGTTGCGAAAACCCGGTTTCCCATCCGTCGATCGCGTTCGCTTGAGCGAGCCCGACTTCCAGGATTGCGATGCGCGCGTAGGGGAAGTTTGGCGCAGCAATCGCCGCGTCTTGCCAGACCTCGCAAGAGCCCGTCGTGAACGCGAGCAGGAGGCCAGAGAACGCAATCACGCGCGAGAGGTTGACGTCGGCCTTCGCCTGGACTGTGACATAGGTCAAGGGATTGACGGTGAGCCCGTTCAACCCCGTCGCGTACATCTTATTTTTGCCGGTTGAGAAAAAGAAATAGCCGTCTTGGAAGCACACGGAATTGACGGCGGGAAGGTTGCCCTGCCCATTGAATGCCGTAGGCGAGCCCGTGAAAGCGCCATAGGTTCCCGTCCCGCCCGCGAGGTTTCCCGAGGCCGGGTTGAACACGACTGCCTCGGTTCCGATCGTCTGCGAAATGGTCACGACGCCGGAAGTCACCGTCGCCGTGATGGCGATGGCCGCCAAGGTCGTGTTGGCGTTGATCGCGGTTTTGAGAGCCGCGGCTACCGTCGTCGCACTCTCTCCCGCCCCGAGCGTATGGCTCACGGTAACGGGAAGCGTCGAGACGTTCGCGTTCGTGAACGTCAGCGAAACCACATCTCCGCTTGTGAACGTCGAACCGCCAATTGAAGCCGTCAACGTCGCCGTCAGTGCGCCGCCCGTTGCCACAAGCGCGCCTCCGATGGGCGCGAGCGTGACGGTTTCATTCCCCGTCCCGGTTTGCGTTCCTGAGATCGTCGTCGCATAACCGACGTTGCCGATCGCGGTAAGAGCGAACAACACCGAAGTCGAGTTGCCGATCGCGCCTTGGTGCGTGATCGTGAGCACAGCGCCCGCCGACGTGGCGGCAACGTGGGCGTTGCTGAGAACTGAATTTGCGCCGATCAATGTGGCGAACGCCGCCGCGATCGTCGTCAGCGTGTCTGACGAAACAATCGTGTGCGAAAGCGAAACCGGAAAATTGTCGAGATATTCATTCAGGATATCGATGACCAGAACGTCGCCGATGTTGAGAGCCGAACCTGAGAACGTCGCCGTTATTGTCGCCGCGGCGACCGTCGCGCTTCCCAGGACATAAGCCCCGTTGTCGATATCGACCGCCACAACGTCAGCCGTTGGCGATGCTTGGTTTCTCGCGATGGAAATTTTATTCGTGCCTGGGAATGCGCCTATCGAACTGACCGAACCGGACCCATTGACGGTCGCGGCCTCATTCGCCCATGTCTCATACGACAGGCTTCCGACAATCAGCCCGCCCCGATATCCGCTGTAGGCCGTTGCCGCGAACTGAGAAAGGCCGGCGCCCCGAATCCACTTGACCGCCTTGCCGTCTTCCCCGATCGGCTCGGCGTGGCAGTTCACCAAACGCCCGGCGCTTTCCTGCGGGTTTGCCCCCGGAGCCGTCGAGGTCGGGAATGGGATAGGGACGGGGCGTCCGGTTGCCATTTAGAACGACTCCGTCGCCAAAATCTCATAGGTCGGCCTGCCCCGGCTCATGATCTTGATCGACTGCGCGGCCGTTCCTGACAAGATCGGGATAGCCCCCCCGCCGAGTCCCGCCGCCTTGAAGCGCATGGTGTCCTCAGCCGACGAACCAAAGTCCGTACAGACCTCGCCCGCCACAATGTCGGCGAGGTCGCTGAACCACTCGCCGGGAATATTGTTCGGGTCGGCGACATAGACCAATTCGAGCGCCGAGAGCTTCCGAAAGATGCTGTCCAGGTTTTGGCTGACCGTCTCGAAGTCTTCGACCTCAACCGTCTGTCCCGCCGCGACGACGCCGAGAATCGACAGGACTTTCGCGACGAGATCCGTCGAAGTTCGATAGGGCTGCGTCGCGAGCGTCATGCCGTTACCTCACTTATGCGCGCCATGGAAGATCTAAAATGCCATGCTTCACCCAAAGGCCGGCGACGGTCATTTCCGTCAGCCCTTCCTCAAGGCGCATCTGGCGAAGCCGCGGCTCGATGATCGTCCCGAGCCATTGGATATCGTCGGACCCGACTTCGCATTCGACGCGAAGCTGGCGCTCCGACGCCCACATGGAAATCAGTTCCTCGACGCCCCGCGTCAGCTTCGCCCATCCGACGACATGCGCGCGATATTCGTCATGCGTCGTCGGCTTCCTTGCCGGGTCAGGCGTATCTTCCTCGCCCTCGACGCGGAAAAACCGATTGCCCTTTGCCGCTTCGATATGGTCGGCCTCTTTGATGCGAACGGGCTCGTTTGCTTTGAACACGACGCCACGCCATTTCGCCTCGCTCGGATCATCCCGGCCAGGGATATAGGTCACGAGCCGACCTTCTTCGGCCGCAGGCTCGCCAAGATCGGATTTCGATTTCGCCATCTTCATCCCTCGGGGTGAGGCGAGGGGCCGCAGCCCCACGCCGATTTCTGGTCAGAGGTCGTTCGCCATCGTGTAGCAAATCACGATAGTAACCGAGCCCGTCGTTGCCGCGGTTCCGGTCTGCGTATATTTGGCGTAGAGCGGCACAGCGCCATTGAGAGCCGTCTGGTAGGTCGAACTGCCCGTGACCGCCAAGGCGAGACCGACCGCCGTGGTCAGATGCCGAATGCCCGTCGCGATCGTGGTCGTGCTGTTACTGATGTTCGCGGTAGCGCTGGCTCCATCCGCGACGATCTCATTCGCATTCGCCTGCGTCGCGCCGATCGTCAGCACGTTCGTCGTGGCCGCGTTGAACGCCGTGGTCACGTCCGAATCGATCGACAGGATATAGGCGTTTTTCGGAAGAGCGCCGAAGTTCTGGCCGGTCGAGATATTCGTATCGTTGAAGTTGATCGTCACCTGATAGTAGCAGAGCGCCTGCCCGTCGACGCAGTTTCTCGCCTGGGGAACACGCTTCTGATCGAGGCTGAGAGCCGACGCCGGAACGGCGAAGGCCAGAGCGAGGAGCGCGAACAGCGCGCCCGCAAGGAATTTCTTGAGCATGGTGAAAGCCTTTCGGAAGGGTTGAGAGGACGGCGCGCGAAACGCCGCCCATGATTGAGATCAGTCGTTGACGGCGGCGGTGAACGAAGTGAAAACGCCCCACTCGCGAAGGTTGCCGGCCGCGGTTTTCTTGAACATTTTGGCCACGCCATAGGCCATCTTGAGGCCAGCGCCGCGGATGAACTGATAGTCATCCTCCTTGCGGAAAGTCGGCGTCGGCATTTTGCCCCAAGCCCAAGCCTGCGCCTGCTGTCCGCACAGGAAGTTCGGGGCGACCTGAATGCCGGTCGAGCCGGCCGTCTGGTAGAAGACGGGGAGGCGAAGCGAGAGTTCCGGGATTTCCCGGATGATCACGCCGTTGTAGAGCAAGTCGCCGTCCACGAAGATCGGGTTTTTCAGATAGCCTTGCTGCTCACGAGCACGGGAGTTCTGATTCGCCGTCTTGATGTCGGTGTCGTTCTGCGCATCGCGGAACGCCTGCTGGCCGACGAACATCACGAACCATTCCGTGCCGTTCTCCTTCAGCTTGTACGGACGGATGCGCGGATTTGCGACCTTCGCCGCGCGCTTGGCTCGATTCACGATGGCGCCCGAGAGGGTCATCGCCGACGTGATGTTCGCCATGGAAGTAGCGAAGTTGCCGGCGCTCAAGTTCGCGGTGTTCGACGAGCCGATCAACACGCGGTCGGCGTTGTCCGTGATCCACGTATTTCGCTGCGCCGCCGTCGCCGAATCGAACAGCAAGCCGTTGACGCGTCCGCCGTTCGTCGACCCGAGAGCGGCCGGCGCGCTTTCCGAGGGGAGCGCATAGAACGCATCGCAGATTTCATCGCGCTGGAGTTCCTTGCCCCAATCGACGAGCATGGGCTTCGCCTGGGCGAACAGGTCGATACTCGACTTCTGCTCTTCGGCGTTGTTGATGACGACCGCGTTGCGCGCCCAATCGATCCATGCGCGCATTCCGTAGTTGTCGAGCGCCTCTTCGTTGCCGACGAGCGGGCCGACGCCGATGGCTTCGGCCTGTAGGCGGGCCATCAACGGAATGTTGATCTGCTCGCCGCCATTCTTGCCGCCCTTGTCGAGATCCGGGACAACGCGGATGATCGAGTTGACGTCGGTTCCCATGTACGGCGAAAACAGGTTTTCTCGAACGTACTCCTTGAAGATTTCCTTGCGGAAAACGATGAGTTTGTTGTTTACCTGAGTCGCAGTGTAAGCCACGGCCCTAACCTTTCAGTTGGCCGTGGGGCTCGACCGCGCTAGCGCCTTTCAGCCAACACGCGGGAGCCCATCACGGCTATCGCCAAGCAGATTCGAAAGTTGCGCTTTCCGACCCATCAATGATTTCGTGGTCGTTCGGCGATCTTCCGTTGCCCCCGGTCACTCGGCTGAGTGACTGCGGAAGGCGGGTGATGTTTCTCGGCTTTCCCGTCTCGCCGTTGGTCGCGTCGGCCCGTAGGCTTTCGACAACCTGCCGTTTAAACTCGGGGTCCGCCATGAGCGCCTTGCGGGTTTCTTCGGCGATCCTCGCCTTGTAAGACGTGGGATCGTCGCCGACCTCTCGCAGGGTCTCATTGCGCTTGTGCCATCGCACAAGCTCGTCGCCGGGGTTCGGCGCGCGATACATGCTCTGGACGAGAGCGCGGTTTTCGGGCTTCGCAGGGTCGAGTTTCTTGACCGCATCGAATGCGGCGATGAACGTCTCGCCGTGCTTCTGGTGCGCCATGGACAGGCTTGTTTCGACGCGCTGCGCTTCCATTTGTCCGCGCAGTTGAGCAAGGCTTTCGTCTTGCTGACGCTTCATGTGGGCGATGAACCCTTGCGGGTCCTCGAAAAGGTCGGGGATTTTGGCGGGCTCGACCTGGGCCTGCTGTTGCAAAGCCGGCTGAGGCTTGGCAACTGCGGCGCGAAGCTCCTCGAAACGAGCATTCAACTCGTCGATTTGCTTTTTGCCGTTGGCTTCCGTCTCGGCGAGTTTCGAGCGAAGCGTTTCGCGTTCGGCTTCCGCCGCTCGCCGGGCTTCACTTTCCTCTCGCAACCGGCCGGCAGGAACGCGGCCTCGGGTCTCTTCGACCTTCGTCGCGTCTGGCTTGGCCGGCTTTTCTGCCGTCTCGTCCTTTTCCGGCTTGGCTTCCGCTTCGACCGTTTCGGCCTCGGTTTCCGTCTCGCCGTCCTCAGCTTCTTCCGGTTCGACTTGGCCTTCCAGCCCGTCGCCCATGTGCTCGGGTCCGCGGTCGCCGCTTTCGTCAAGCGTCAACTCTTCTTTCCCGAACGCGTCGCCGAAGATTTCATTTTCGGTGCCTATGATCGCGTCTCGAATGATGTCCTGTTCGGTGGCCATTTGTTTCTCACGTTATCGCAGTGATGCGGCGCTTCGATTCCGTCCGAAGCGAGTAGACGCGTCCCGTATCGCGGTGACGATGCGAATAGGCGATAACCCACGCCAATCGGAGGCCTGTATCGTTGGCCGGACGAACTGATAGACCGCGCGAGTAGCTTCCCATGAAGTCAGTACCACTCGACGTAAAGCGGCGAGGACGCAACGCTCGCGATGCAGTTCATCGCCCCTTTCGGGACGCCATACGTGTTTGGCCCCCAGGACACGGACTGGCCTGGGGCAAGCTGGAACGACGTGCTCGAATTCAGAACAGCCGTCGCCCCGAACGCGCACGCGATTTGAGCGCTCGTCGAAGTGTTTTGCGCCTGGAGGAAATTCTGAGCCGTCGACCCGGCCAAGCAAGTTCCGCTCGTCGCCGCAACCGTGCATCCGGGGAAGTTCCGATTCGCGGGCGGCGGGGGCTGATCAACGGCATAGATCGGTGTTGCGGCGTTGTTGCCGGTCGGAAGCGACGGCGCATAGGATACAACGGCAACGCCAGCGTAGGCCAAGGCGTAGACGTGAGAGGCAGAGTCCGCTTGCTGGAAAATGATCGGCGGGCCAACAATGAGGCTCGTACCGCCCGTGCTCGGGCTCGACGGCGGGCTGTCCGCAACGACGATGAGCGCGTAGCCGTTGAGCGTCTGGACCTGTACCGGCGCTGCGCCGAGATCGGTGTAGGACGACTGCGAAAGCGTCGCCGACAATGTGGACGCGGCGAACGCATCCCCGCCGAGAGCCAGCCATGTGAGAGCCGCAAGGATTGTGAGAAGACGCTTCATGGTGTCGCCCTAGATTGTGTTCTGCTTGAAGGGATCACCCTCAACGGGGGTTAGGATGTAGTGGGCTGCGCCGGTCGCCATTAGAGCAGGAATCGCGTATTTCTTCAAGATGTCGATAATCTTGTCATCGAACACGACGTAGTTGCGAGAGCCGAGGTTTGATGCATAGGCGTTGGCTGATTTCTCGTCCCTGAAATACGTAGACGACTGATTTGCCCGGTTTGTGACCCGCCACTCCCGCTCGCCGGGGTGATGCATAAACTCGCTCGGGTCTACGGGCTCTACTTTTACGTTCGCATAACCGCGCGATCCGGCGTCGAGATATTTGATTCCGGGGATGCCGGACGTGCGGAACCCCTCGGCTGCTTTGTCATGGTCCCCTCTGAATCCTTCTGTAACGGCACTCCATAAACTTTCTCCTTTCCATTTATCCGGCGTAGCACGCTCACCATTTGGCAACTCAACGCGACCACTTTCATCTACAGGAAAAGATAAATTGTCTCTTACGTGCTGGCTTTGTTCACTCAGCGGCTTATCCCAGTCGAGAAAATGCTCGGGGTTGGCGGCGATCTTGACTTGATACATATGCCCTTCTAGCGGGGTTGATGTCACATCCCAATAGTCGCCAAAATTGATAAATTTTGATCCATCCTTAAACTCAGATATCTTAGCCCCAGATCCTGATGGGTCATCATAATTCTTTACGGAAATACTATTCGCTATTTTCTCAATATTTCTTCCACTCGGATGGTCAAACGATGATCCATCATCTCGGAACATTGCGGACAATCGGCTAGCGATGTCTATTCCATTAGCCGTGTTGCCTGCCGTTAGTTGGTTAATCCCACTAAGTTGGTCTCGATAATTTTTCGCAATCCCCTCATTTTCAGCGAAATAGAGCCCATGCCCGTAAGCCTGATTGCCCTCGCCAGTCCCTATCTTGCTGAGGTCGAACTTATCGAAGGAATGAGGCGAGCCATGATAGGCGATGATGCCCGGCTCGGGTTCCGACGCGCTCGACGCCGCACCTCCCGGACCTCTCGGTCGCAACTGCATTTCGTCGGGATAGTCTTGCGTCAGTTTCGGCGAGAGGCTGGAGCGCTCGCTTGGCGTCAGCCATGCCCGGCTCTCGACGTTCCGGGCCTCGGTCTCGCCCATCAACCGACGATAGCCTTCATATCGGGCTTGCGCCTCAAAGTCTGGCAGCGTCCTCTCGACGACACCCTGAATTGCTTGGTATCGAGGATTGCTCAGATAGTTCGGATCAGCCCGCACAATATCGGCCGCCTCGCCTTTGATCGCCTTCAAGTTGGCCCATGCCCGCTCCAAGTCCGGCGTCAATGCGAGCGGCGACTGAGACACCGAAGCGCCTTTCCCAAATCCTTCGATATCCTGGACGCCATGCTGCGTCTCATGCAGCGATGTCCTGAAAACATCTTCGCCGCCTGGATCGAGACGCATTTCGGAGTGACCCAGCATGTCGCCCGCTGTACGCGCTCGCATGTTCTCGGGGATCGCCGAGACCTGTGTGTAATTCAACTGCGGATAGGCGTCATAAAGGGCCTTGTGCTCAAGGACATCGGGGAGGAGTCCTGTCTTGCCGGCGTCGATATCGGCCATGCCCCTCGGCGCGAGCGAGGCCGCATGGTCGGAAATCTCATAGCGCCATTTTCCGTCCGCACCGGTGAACCATCCCGTAGCGTCGCGGATTGCCTCTCGCTCCGCACCTTTCGCCGCCATTCCTTTGGCTATATCAAGCGCCACGAGGTCCGCCGTCCGCGACATCGGCCCAGCGAAGATCGCCAATACCGATGCGCCCGCGTTGAGCGCCGCCCCACGATAGTCGCCCTGTCCGAAGTCTCGCCCGGCGTCGTGGATCGACATGCCCACACCGAGAGGCGAATTGCTGACGACGTTCGCCAAACCAGTTCCAAAGTTCTCGGCACTAGCGCGCGACGCGCCGAGCGCCTTCATTCCCTCGCCAGCGTCAACCCGCAATCGATCCGCCGCATTTGGCTCATAGCTCGACAATGTTCCGCTCGATGCGAACGGGCTATCGGCAAATGTCGGCGGCGCGCGATCGAACGGTGACGGCTGACCAGCGAATGGATCATGGCCGACCGGCGTCAGTGTGTAATCGCCGAAGTCAGGCATTGCCCACCTTCTGCGCGCCCCTCGGGTCGAGCCGGTGATAGCGGCCCGACTTGTCCTGGATATACATCTTGCCGTCCGGTGCGCGGCGCGCGCGCTGCATGACGGCGTTCATGAGCGACTGAGCTTGCTGAGGCTGCATCTGCGGGGCTTGCTGACCTTGCCCCGGCTGCGGCTGGCCTTGCGGCTGCTGAGGCTGTTGCGGATGCATGAGGCCCATCGCCTCGGTCCATATGTCCTTTTGGAACTGCGCCGCGGCGAGTTGCGTCTCGCCGGCTACCTGTCCGGTTTCCGCAATGGCCTTCTGAGCTTTGGCGTCTGACTGACGAGCGTCGGCCGCCGTCTTGGCGTTCTTCGCGACCTCGCCTTCCATCTTGAGCTTCGCAGCGACCTGGGCGAGTTGCTGCGCTTGCGGGTTCGGCGGCGGCTGCATAATCGAGAGGATGCGCTGTTTCTCCGCGCGCGGAAGCGGCGAGAGTTCGATGAGCACTTGCGGCGGGAACGTGCCGGGCGGATAGCCCTTCAGCGCGTCGTAAGTGTCCTGCATCATGTTGGCGACGTCAGCACCTTCCTCCAAGATGATATCGACGTCGAGAGCGCCGAGCGCGTTGACCATCGCCGGTCGGCCCCATTGGTCGAAGCCAACCCCGTTGACCTGAATAAACTGCGCCTTCTGTTGGTCGTTATCGAGCATCCGAAGCCAACGCTCGGTTTTCCAATAGCGCTGCGCCGTCGTCCAAATCGCACGGTACAGTCCGAGAACCCACTGTCGTCTCGCCAGAATGAAAGGCCCAAGCGAGGCCATGCCGGGCTGGCGAAGCAGTTCGATCGCGCGCCCCGAAATGTTGGCGATCGGAGCGCCGGAAATCGAGGCAACGTTGATGTTGGCGAATCGGTCGATCTCGCCGCCTGCATCCTCGCCAAACTTGATGAACGCCGTGAGGTCGCCAGTCTTGTCGTCGGGGATGAGCTTCTTGCCGGGATTCAACTCGACATAGCCGTCCGGCCGCGACCACTCGATGCGCGCCTTTTCAACGTCGTCGACTGCGCCCTTTTCGCCGATGAGCCGGCGCGAGTTGGCGAGGTGAAGCGCCTTGCTCTTGGACTGATTTAGGCTGTCCTGCGGCCCGCGAAGATTGCGGACGAACCCGTAGCGGTCGCCGTCATGGTCGACCGCGACCGAATACATGTGGAATGGCGAAACCCGATTCCCCTTGTCGTCGAAGAATGGCGACAGCCCCTGGTCGAGCAGAACCGTCGAGACGTAGAACGCCCAACGCCACTGCCCTTTGAACTTGTACCAGTGCTCGACCATGCGGACGCGTTGCTGCGCCGTCATTACCCACTTGTATTCGCGGTCGGCGTTCGTCGTCAGGTCGCTATCACCCTCGACGAGCCCGCGAATCTGTTCGGCCTTGTCGGGAAAGAGCGACTGCGCCTCGTCGAGGTCCATCCACTTCGATATGCCCTCATATCGATTGTCGCGGAAATCCTGCCGATACGACTTCGGATCGTAGAAATATTCGTCGCCGATAACCCAAGTCAGGCCGATGTCAGGGTCTTGCTGATCGCCTTGCGTGAGGATCATCTGAACGCCGGCAATGCCATCGATCCCGGATTGCAGCAAGCACCACGGCTCGATGCCCTTCCAGTCGTTTTCCTCCAGCACGAAGCGAATGACTTGCGTCGCGAGAGCGGAGCCTTGCTCGCTCTTGGCCGACCTAGGGACGGCTTTCGGGTCGGAGCGCTGGCGCTCGACGACGCCGACAATTTGATTGATCTTTTCGTTCGTGCGGTTCCACGTCGTCGCGGGCTGGCGACGCTTGCGCAAGATTTCTATTTGCTTCGCCGTGTATTGCGCACCATGATAATAGCGCCGGCTGTCTTTCTGCTCTTCGATCTCGTCGACCTTCGTGGTCAGATAATCCACGTATTGATCGCGCAATTTGCGCACGTCGAGAAACTGCTCGTCGTCATCTTGGGCCGGGACCGGACGCGCGGCCACCTTCGGCTCGGCGTTAATCAGCGGGGTGAGCCTAGCTGTGTCCGCCGCTTGAAGATGATCGAGAATTTCAGCCATGCGTCAGAACTACTCTTGCTTGCCGTGCCGCTTGGCTTCGGCGTTCATGAGCGCCTTCTCGGAGATATGCCCCGACTTGCGCAGGCCGCGCGTCTTGTCGGCCAACTCGCTATGCGTCTTGGCCTTCTTCTCGTGGTGCTTGGCGATGGCCTCGACGAACTTCGGATTGCCCTTGATCTTCTCGGCGCGCTCGATATGCCGGCCGGCGTCGTCGAGTTCGTATTCGTCCCACGGACCGTCTTTGCGCTCATGCGGCTCGACGTATTTGTGAGGTTCGGATTCGGTTGCGTTCGGAGGGCGGGGCATAGTCATGTCCAATCGTTGCGATCGGCCAGCTTGTCGAACTGGCGCTGAGAAATTTTGCCCGACTTCAATGCGGCTTCCGCCGCCGTCTGCTCTTCCGACGCCGGCTTGCTTTCGCCCTTCGCGCCGAGGATTTCTTTCAAGTCCGCCAGCGCCTCGTCGAGCACTTCTACGGGCGCCTCGAGGTAATAGCCTTCGACGAGCCCGGCAATGCGCTTGGCCTCTTTGATCGCTTCTGCCGCCGTCTTGCCCGTCGCCACAACCGCACCGACTTCCGGCATACCACAGAGTTGCGGGACTATGTAATGTTCACCTTCAATCACCGTGTAATTGCGGAGTTTGACGTTGCGGCGAAGCTCGGGCGGGAACGTGATGTGCGCCCAATTCTTGTCGGCCCATTCGCAATGAAGGATGACTTCGGCCCCCCACGGCGCGCTATACTCGGGCTCGATCATGATGCCCTCAGCGCCAAACCAGATGACCTCGGCGAGGTTCGTGATCATGTTTTGGTAAAGCTCGCTCGGCGGCGAGCCGGCGCGCGCCGTCATGTCGATCGGATAGCCGACTCCGTTTTTGTCGATACGGACCTCGGTCGACCAGAAGCCGCGATAATTGTAGCCCTTGAGCGCCGGCTTCAACCCGTCGTTGACGGTGCGAACTTGCTCGGGAAGGTCGGCGTACTTGATCGTCCGGCCAACGTAGCCCTTGTCCTTGACTTCGATCCCGACAAGCCCGACGCGCGGGAATTGCCCGTCAATGCAGAATCCGTCGTATCCGGTCTCAGTCGCGTCGGAAATTCCTTTCTCGACGATGAACTTCATGATCTTCTTTTTCGCGCCAAGATTGTGCTCAAGCTCGTCAAGCCGCGGCTCGATCTTCTCATACGTCGGCGAGTGAAACGTTTCCATGTCGCCGCGCGTCGAGTTGATCTTGATCCAATAATCTTCATGGGTCTTGAGATATTTGCGCAGCGCGTCGAGGCCGATGATCTCCTTATAGTCGCCGATCGGGATTCCGGCCTTCGCCATGATCTCCTTCGCCTTGGGGCGGTCGAGTTCAAGCTCGGCGCCGCGGCGGCAACCCCAAACCCGCTTGCCCTGAGACGCAAGATAGCTTTGGAGGTCGCCTTCGTAGCAGTCGGGGAAAACGTACAGGTCGATCTCGTTGTTCTCGATGAACGGCCACGGGTCGGTTACGCGCTCGATAGTCTCGTCTCCGCCGCCGATCAAGAGGCCGCGCGAGGTAGGGTATCCACTGGCCCAAGGTGCGAAATATAGCACGCGTCCGAAGTCCTCAGCGAGCCGGCGCGCGATCTCGACGAAGATGCCTGAATCGTAGACCAAGACCGTGAGGCGTTTCGGATCGAAGTCGGCCATCACGCGAGCCTCAGCATGGAAAAGTCGCTCCGGTCGATAAACTCAAGCCCGTAGCCCTCGACGATCGGCGCGATTTGGTCGGCGCTGAAATGACGGCAGGACGCGATGAGGAGATAGGCCCCTGTATGTAAATCCCACGTGTCGAGAGCAAGGAAACTCTCGCTAATTGGCTGAATAATAGTCGTCCCTTGGCCTCCCTTGCCGTCCTCAGTCGGATAACGCCACACAGTAGCGTCGCCGGCTGGCGTCATCCCGAGCGCGAAAGTTAGGTCCATAAGAAATGCGCGCCAGTCCCATTCGCGCCGCTGGCCGCGCAAGGCGAAGCCCTGCATGTGGATTCTCTTGCCGAGCGTCACTTCATCGTTCACCTGGATCGCCCTTCATTTTGTCGAGCTGCTTCGGGCTGATCACGCCGCGGAAGGCGAGTTTCTTCGCGCCCTTGGGAAGACGCTTCGGCTTGCCAGAGAATGTAACCGATTTATTATTCGTCGAGGTCGCCGATTGAGCCATCGTCTTCGTCCTCATCGTCGGCGTAATCTAGCCATTCGTCGGGCCGATCGAAGGCGTCTTCGTCGTCGGGGATGATGATAAGAAGCTCGTCGTCATCCGTGGCCGCGTCTGGCATAGCCGATTTGGTCGCCCGCGACAATAGCCCAAAGAGTGTGGTCCCGCCAAACATCATTGACTTTCCCATAGGATCGAGCGTCGCCCTCGTATGAGAATCCGCACGCCTTGAGGAGCCGCTGGGAAGGCGCGTTCGACGGCAGGGTTGACGCCTCTACCCGGTGAAGTCCTATCGGCCCGAGCGCCCAGCGCAAGCCGGCAACGGTCGCGTGATAAGCGAGGCCGGAACCGGCAAACTCACGACCGATCCATCCCTCGACAACAGCACTCTGAGCGCCACCACGCCGGACGCCTTGAAAAGACAGGAAGCCAAAGAGCGCATCGTCTCGCTTTCGGAAGGCGAAAAGCGAATAGGCTCGGTCGTGCGCGAGTTCGTCATGCCATCGGACGAGATTGCGCGTGAACGCCTCTGGCGTCGGCTCACCGAATTCTGCCTCGTATGGCGACACGAAGTCGCGCGACCCGGTTCGGAGCGCCGCCCATGCCTCATAGTCGGCCAGGAACGGAGGGCGAAGATAGATGCTTTCGCCGATGATCACAATTCAGTCCTTGCGCTTGTCTCAGAATTGTCCCGTAATTGTCTTATGAGTAACATCGGACGGAGATTTCTCAATGTGGACAGCCGCGATGGCGACGGAGCGCCGGATAATGAAAAGCCTGGGCGACAGCGGATGGACCTGCCAGGGACAGTTCCATCCGTGCCGGTGTTACGAGGAAACACTACCACAAGTGTCCTACCGCACGCCCCGAAAGTGTCAACATCCGCGCGAGCGGAACCGTTGGGTGAGCTACATGCGGTTCCTGCGAAGAGGGGGCGACCCCGCATTGAGGAAGCGGCCGACACATTGACGGCGCAAAAGCCATGGGCCGGGCTCATGAGCCGATCGACTTGGTATCGTAGAAGGAAGGAAGAGAAATGATCGACATCATAGCGGCGGCTATCGGTAAAACAATCCCTGGTTATGACGGGGCAATACCCGGCGACAGTATAATGGCAAGCACACTTCGCGATGCGGCGAGAGCCGTATTGGCTGAATTTACCAAACACGACGGCATTGCCGAAGTTATTCCACCGCATGACTACAAAGCTTTAATCGCTTATCGTCAGATGAAAGCGCTAGAAACCATCGCTAATCATATATGCAATGAACAATCTGATAAAAAACAGAATACAGAGTCTACCGAGGACGATGTCCTCATTGATTTAGAGAATTTACTAAGGAAGCATGGTTTTTCGTTAAATAGTTAATACATCATATTCCTCATGTTCGCGATGGACGTCCGAATATCCATCGCGAGCCTTGGGCTTCTCAGCGCTCGGTCCTTGGCCAGACAGCATCTTGTCGACGAGTAGGCCAATCTTTCCAAGCGCGTCGACCTGATCGTCGTGGACCCCGGCCGGGAACTTGAGCATTTCCGCTTCGAGGTCCGCTCGATATGGCGCGTCGGCTAGGATACGCAGGCCCTTCGTGGCGATGAGCCCTCGAAAAGACTGCGCCATGACGGCCTTGTCAGCCCTCGGCGTGAATTGCTCCCGAGCGACGAAAGCGTTGCGGGCGTTCATCTCACGCAGCAGAAATGGCCCTACGCCGCTCTTTATTTGCCCCGATTCTTCCGCCCATCCCATCGGCTTCCACTTGATGACAAGATCGCAGAACGCGTCGACCCACTCGTCAGCCGCCGCCTGCTTGCGCCAGAGGTCCACGACCCACGGATTGCCGTCAGGATCGATCCCGAGCACCGCATGGACCGTGTAATCGCCGCCGCCCGCTGTGACGGCATAGTCGGACCCGCCGTAGATCCGCAGGCTGTCCTTAGGCGGAAGTTGCGTGACGGGAATGAGCCATTCGCGCTTGAAATAGTCGCCAGTGTCGGGCGTCGGCTCTTGCTGATAGAGCGCCTGCCATGTGCGCGGATCGCCAGCGAGTTCGGACTTCCGATCACGAAGGAACCTACCATAATCGTAGCCGGTCGGATCATCCCAAAGCATTGTGCCAATTGGCCTGCCAAGAGGGTCGCTTTCCCGCCCAAGGCTTTCGGCCCGGACTTTCAGCCTCCGATATGGCCTGCCGATTGCGTCGAGTTGCGCTACAAGCCGCCCGGCAAGATCGTCCTCATGAAATCGCTGGTGCATGATGACGCGCCGCGCACCGGGCTTGAGACGCGACGAGAAATCAGACGTGTACCACTCCCAAACGCGGTCTCGAATCCGCCTGCTTTCCGCATCCTCACGCGACCCAAACGGGTCGTCGATTATTCCAAGATCGCCGCGAAATCCCATAATGCCAACGCCGACGCCGACCGCGTAATACTCGCATCCGTTCGTCGTCGCCCATCGGTATGCCGCGGAACTGTCGCCAGCGAGACCATATCCAAGCACCGGGCTGGCTTCTGAAACAAGGTTTCGCGTTCGCCTTCCCCATCGCTCGGCAAGTTCGCTCGAGTGCGAAGCGGATATGACGTTCCATCCCTTGTTTCTCGCAATCGCCCAAGTCGGGAACAGGTAGTTCACATATGTCGACTTGGCCGAACCTGGAGGCATTTCGATAAGCAGGATTTCCGTCTCACCGCGCTCGACTGCCTCTAACTCGCCAATGAGCAAAG